TCTTCAGGATTCAACCATTCTTGAAGTGCTTGCTTAATTGTATCAAATGGAAGTGGTTTATACAGATCAAGTGGGTTTTCTTGTTCTTCCAACCATTTTTCAATCAATTTAGAATCTTCAGACAACGCTGATGTTTTCATTGATGGAGCAATACTAGTTTTGTTGTAAGCTGTTCCTGTTGATTCAGGTCCTACAGTAACTAATTTAATATCACGTCCAGACATGATATCTGAAAAATCTCCTACTTCCTCGTCAGCAGCCATTTGTAAAAATGCTTCGTAAATTTCTTTACCAAACTCCCACAATTGAACTCCTTCAGATTCTTCACCACGTACAATTACAGGAGCATAAATACGTGTTTTAGGATCCAATTTTTTAGCTAAACGCCAGTTTTCTTTGTCATTTGTACCTCTTAATTGCTTTGCAAATTCAGCAATAGGATCTTTTTCACCCCAATTCAAAGGAGATGCAATTACCTTTTTGGAACCAATTCCATAATAAAAGCGCATTTCTGTGAATGGGAATTCTTTGTTGTATTTGAACGGTACAACACGAACCGTTTGTTTTCCAACAGATGGTTTAAAGCGTTTAACGCTACTTGAATTGTTGTTGGATCCACCATTAGTGGTTTTTTGCATAGATTCAAGTTTCTTCTTGATAGCATCTAAATTCATAGTATAACTTAATTTAATTGTTTACAACGTTTAATATAATAACCTTTTTTGGTATAACCAAATTATTTTTAATTAAAGACCTAGGTCTCCTAAAATATCTCCATAATCTTTAAAATCAGGATCTATATATTTTCTATGAGGTTTACTTGTTCTGGTAGGATCAGTTACTGTAGGAACTACCATCCATTGCCCTTTCATAGCAGCATTTTTAAAATCATCTCTTAAATCTCCATCATACTTTTCTATTCTTTTTTCCATTTCATCATCAGAATATTTAGTATAATCTGATACTAGGTGGGCGTAAAGCCAATAGAAATAATATGGTAAGATTTCTTTTTTAGTCCCTGATTCTATATCATCTATTAAAGCATCAAATATGGAATCATTATCAAGAAATAACTCTGAGTCTATTTGAGGATTTAGCTTGATAAGTTCATTTATAAGATCGTTAAATGCTTCTTCATTATTTCCAGAAGTTGAGGACCATAAAGTTATAATTTCCGATGAATTTATATCTTTTGGAAGATTTAACTTAACATAATGAATAGGAGCTTCTAAATCTTTTTCACCTTTTGAGTAATTGTCTAAATATGCTTTTTCTTCAGGTGTTAAAGAATCTTTACCTTGATCCGATATTTTATCTAAGATGCGATTTAGTGTTGCTTCATCCTCTAAAAGTCGTTTATATTGGCTTTCAGTGATAACTCCAGCTAAAAATTGCATTCTAAACTTTTCCTTCACAATTCAACAATTTGATAAATTTTTGTATTCAATTGCTTAATCTCATTGTGTTGAGTTAACAATATACAATTTTTATAATGTTGCCAATTTACTGGGTATTTTGTATCAACTACTCCACCATTTAATCTTTTAATTAATTCGTTTAGAGCGTTTATTGTGTAAAGTGTATTGGATTCTTTTTTTCTGTGTACAAGTATTGTATTTTCAGGTATGTCGTTTACATTACCTTGATCTACATTATATGTAACAACATATTCGTTGTTACTTTTAATATGTAAAACAAACATTTTGTCATACATTATAACGTATTTACGGGATAACTCATCAATAAGTAATTCTAAATCACTTAAAGCCGTAAAAGTACAAAATAGTCTGTTATTCATTGATGTAAAATCTAGTAATTGATCAAAGTCATACTGATGATACATATGTAAAGGTTGTTCGAGAGTGTTATACATAACTTTTATTTTAGATTGTGGTAGTTTGTACCTTTTTTAATTTTGGTTTGTAATTTATATTTATTAAATATTTCTAGTATTTGAAGCATTACTGCTTTTTCATCTTGATCAAAATCAAACAAAAATGAATCGTAAACATATAACACGAGTTTAGTATTTTTTCCTCTTAATACTTTAAAAATATCGTATAATATAAGAACATTATTTGCGGTCTCCAAGTTTTGTAAAACATAATTTAAAAGTTTTTGCGGATTCATATCCTCCATTTCCCTTTTTATAAATCTATGGTTTGAAATTGGACATTCAATATATCCTCCATAATTAAAGGAATCCCATAGATTATCTATATATGCTTGAGCTAACTTAAAAAACTCTATTTCTTGGTATTCTTTCCAAATTCCACCGTAAAGCTGTTTAAACGTGATCTCTTTCGCTCGGGCATAATCCACATCATACATTGTAGCAAAATGGCCATGGATATCATCACTGTCAAAAGTATAGTCCAATAAATTGCTAAGAAGGGTAGGGTGATAAGCGGAAATATCCATTTCCAAAAAATAATCGTTGCGGGGGATGAAACATTCTCTTTCTCCATTGTCTTTATTTAATGCTGAAAAGTTTAGGTTATTAAATGTATTTGATGGTCTTGTTGTTAAAGTGTTTAGGTTATATTGCGTGTATATAAACTCGTCTACCTCTCTATCAAAATGCTGTTCGAATAGGGTTTGATCCACTTTTATACCCGCTCGTTCTAGTTGATTGAACACAAGTGCTGCTTTATTGTAAAACGGGTTTAATCTTGAACTATTAAAATTTGCAAAGTTTTGTTCACATACCTCATAGTGTTTTACAATCGGGACTATTGTGTTTAAATCATGTAAATTTGGATATTTGTTGTAAATATGAGTGTGAGCTGTGGTTAATTGAGGTATATACGTATGTGGGGAGGGTGAGGGTTGGTAACAATGCTTAAGGGCAAAATAATGTAAAAATTCCTTCCTATCCCTTACATAAATATATTTTATACTGTTTAATACTTTTAAACAATCCTCTATCGTTAAATTTATAGTTTCGCTATGATTAATTGGTATAATATATCCTTTTGAATCATCTCTTGGTCGAATATAAATAGCACATATATCGTTTTCAACAGGATGTAAATTATGTGAAGAAGGAATTACTTCAACATATGCAACCTCAAATTTGATGCGACAAAGTGTTTCTATTTTTTCAGAGTCCTCTATTAACCAGTACATAGGTTAAAAATATAAACTCTATTTTAAGATTCCAAATAATATTTTAAGAAAAACTTTTAAAGTATTGAGTAAATCCGTACCATCTTTGAGTAGTTTCTATTCTAGAAACAGTAAGATAATTAGTATTTGTTTGATCATTTATTAACCAAACAATACTAACCGGAGTATATAAATCCCAAGCAATCTCAGGTGACTTTCTAGTTAATTTATTAAATGTATCTTTATTAATTTCTATATATTTTAATTCATTATTCTTTTTACAAAAATATTTAGTATAAAAACCTTGAGCTGTTTCTTCTGGGGTTGGGGTTGTTGGATTAAATGATGGAATAGAACGTGGTTGGACTGGGTTTATTTGGCTGTAGGAGAATGTTCCAAATTCTGTTGGGTATGGGTTTCCTTGATCATCTGCAGGGGCGTCATTTAATGCAAGGATAGTTTTTTCAGGTTCAAAGTTTTCTTGAGATAAAAGAAATGGGTTAGAAAGATTTTCATTAGTAATAATATTGTAAGGGAGAAGTTCAACAGGTATATTATCATTTGGAGTTTTGCCTGAGTAGTATTTTCCTGTAGAAATTTTATAGTAATATCCTATATACTCTTTTTGAGTAGAGGATAAAATATATTCTTTACCATTAGTGTAAAGATTTGTTTGGATTTGAGATTTTGGATAATATGCCATATATAATAAATATTTTTAAAATATTACTTTACAAAAACCATGTAAACTTCCTAAACCAATAGAAGGTTTATATAAAGTTAACCCCCCATCTCTTACATCTGTACCAGTATTACCTCCAATAGTTGATATCTCAGTTAGTTTTCCGTTTTCAATTTTAGTAGCAACTACTATTTCAATATGGCTTCCAGAATAGACTACCATATCTCCAGGTTCTGGGAGTTTTGTTCCAGCTTTAGCTTCAGCAATAGATATTGCTAAACCTTTAGCAGCAAACTTATTATATGTTGTAAAACAAGCTGGGGTAAGGGGTTTTCCCCATTCTCCATTTCCTAATTTGTTTTTCCAAATATCTTGATAAGTAGAAGAAGCAGCAGGAACTAATGCATTTCCTACAGTATAAGCTTCATACCATACCATGTCTGTAAAGAAATTACACCACATTGCTCCTATATACCATTTTTGTTTTGGTCTTTTCATATTAGCTAAAAACTTAGGGTCATAAAATCCAACATTTCTTCCTGGGAGTTCTCTTTGTCCTACATATGAAGCTGCAATTTTAACTATTCTTTTTCTTAATTCATTAGTAGTTCCTGAGTTAGTAACTATTTGGTCAATAGTTGCAATAGTTAAAGCATCTGGGGATACTGGACCTTGTGGTCCTGCGGTACCATATGTTCCTAAAGATTTAGGGCCTGTTCCTCCTGCAGTAACTATATCTGTAGGTGCTCCATTATACCCTGGGAGGACTGGTTCTTCAATTTGGGCATTAACAACTTCTTTTCCTACTCTTTCTGGGATAGTAGCTTGAGATGATTTGCCTATTACTGTGGTTTCTATTTCAGTTTCCCAGTCATTATTTTTTAATTTGTGGTTAATTCCAGTAACTATAAAATCTAAAGCATTTCCATATTCTTTTGGGAAAAATCTACTATCTATAGTTAGTTTATCATATATATTAAATCCAGAAATTCCATCAGTATTATAGGATAATTTAAAAGGAATAAACCCTATAGTACCACTTTGTTTACTACTTTGTTTTGCTAAAAGGTATTTATAATATTCAGTTACTATAGAAACATTTTTTTTAATAATATCATCTTTAGCTTCTCCAACTACTGGGGGTGTTTTAGAGATGTCTCCACTAAATCCATAACAAAGGGTAACCCATTTTATAAAATCTTCTTCATAGTTAGTTTCAGCTTCATCATCTTTTGCAAGTGGATCAGGAGATTTAAGTCCAGGATTAAATCGATCTTTTAACCCTTCATTAAGTTTAGAAAAAGCTATACCTTCAGAACCTTTAACATACCCTTTAGCAGTAGCACCTACAGTAGCAATAGTAGCAAATTCAGAAGATATTGCTGTTTTTAAACTAACATCTCTAACAAAATTTGATTCTGCTTTAGTTCCATTAAATCCAAATAATTGAATTATAACATTTGAATCCGGAGTAATTTCTTTTGGAATTGGGGTAGCATCTATTAATTTAATAGTGTTAGTACCTTCAATTACTACAGGTGAAAGATTATTTACACCTCCTAAAGCTTTATTCAATCCAGTACAAATTTCATTAATAAAATCAAATATATTAGTGCTTCCTCTTTCATCAGTTGTAGAAGATAAACAACTTATAATAAAATCAAAATTAAGATATATATTAGCAGGATAAGCTTTATTTTCATTGCTTGTATCTTTCCATTCCTCTAATTCTTTATAAGGTTGAGCTGCTTTTCCACTAGATTTTGTAAAATTATCATTTCGTACAACACATACTTTAGGATCTAAAGAAACAGATATTGGAAGACAATACATCATACTTTCATCTTTACCATATGCTATTTTTAACAATGGTGGTTTATCTGGGGCATTAATTACAGGGACAATATAATCTGTCATATATTTAAGTAATTCTCCAAATCTTAAATAATATTGTGGGGTAGTTGTTGATATTTTTATAGCTGAATTTTTAGCAAATGCATTTATTGGGTTAACAGTAGGGGCAACGGGGGCATTAGCTACTGATGCACCATCAACTGCTGGTGGAACTCTTTCATCTATTAATTGGCCTTCTATTAAAACTAAAGGGTAATCACTACCGTCTTGATCTACTGTATATAAAATATAAAAAGTTCTATTATTAAATTGAGGATAAAACTCAGATATATTTGGGTAAGCTCCAGTAGTAAAAAAACTTCCCTCTGATGTTTCTTTTATGTCGGATATAGTAGCAGTAGGGTTTTTATAATTTTCTTTATAGATTTTTAGCATATATTGTTTAGCTTGATCTATTAAATCACTTCCAGATCCTGAGATTCCAACAAAATTTTCAACTTTAAAAGTATTACTGTATTGGTTTGATGTTATAACTCTATCTGGGTATGTTCCCGGATTGTATATTCCTGCTGGGAAATAATAATCTGGGTTACTTTCTCTTATAACTTGTAAGTCTACTGGTTCTATAGGGGTAGCAGAGTTAGCGTTTGCTTGGGTTTGAATTACCCCTCTATATTTAAAATTCCATTGTTGTTGTATAGGTACTCCTAACGCTACACCACTTCCTGTAGTAGCTTGGGCATTAGAACCATCATCATTTGGGAGGAAGCTCCCAACTTCAGCTTGAGTACCATCAGTTAAAACAATATGAAGTTTATCTAAGGTCCTCCCTTGATTTGAAGGAGCAGTATCAAAATATTTCCATAATGATAAAGCATTACTAATAACACTATTATCTATATCATATCCTTGAAATTCGGGAAATATTGCTTCAACAAATTTAACATAATTTACTAAATCTAATGTTGGAGTAACATTAGATACTGTAGATTCTATAATATCTCCTAAACTAAGTATTTCAAGGTTTATTTCATATGATCCATCATCTTTAAAACTCCAATCAAAATTATTTACCGCCCCTAAAATCCCGTCATAATTAGCATGATATTTTTCTCTTTTAACAGGAATAGCATTTATTATAGGAACATAACTTTGTTTATAAGCATTGTCAAAAAATAAATCTTCAATAATAGTATTTTCTATACGTTGAAGTTCATAATCATCATTTAAAAAATAAGTATTTCCCCATTCAAGCATTACAGTATATCCTAATCGCATATATAAAATACTAATAATTTCAAATTGTCTTTTACTATGAGCTATTATTTGAACTTTTGCTTTTTTAAGTGATCCTCTATTTAATGATTTTATACTAACATCTGTAATACCAGCCATAGGAACAAATCCAAATTCACTAAATTCATAAGATGTATTTCCTTCTCTTTGAAATGTAGTATTAGTACTTTTATCAAAAGCAGCGGTTCCTCCAAAAAGTACATTTTGTTTAGCTAATTCTATTCCAACTAGTGACGATTCTAACCCAGCATTACTTAGTACAGAATCAGATACGCTAACGGCTGAAGCTAATTTTATCCAAGATGTATTTCCATTAAGAAAAACAATTTGTTCAGATGTTCTTCCATTAAGGATTCCAGAACCATGAGTACTTTGACGTACTTCTATTTGATTTTGTACATATTGATCAGGAGCTTTTCCTAAAATACCGGCCATAACTTAATAGTTTTATTCAAATTATAAATATTAAGGAGTATAATAAGTTGGGATAAATGAAGGTTGTTTTGATGAATATTGAACTCTTGATTTAATCATAACTTTAACTACTTCTCCTACAGTTACTGAAACTGTATCTGGGTTAGGTCCAGATCCTCCATAGTAGGCTTTATTTCCTTCTCCTGTTACTACATTTCCCCATTTAGTACCTGATTTAGTGATTATAGGAAGGGAAGCAAATTCTTGTCCTAAAGATTGAACTGCTGCTTCTAGGTCTGCTTGAGAACCTGTATTTTCTCCTTTTAAATATTTACCTAATGAAGACCTTGTAGTTAATAATAACCAATCACCAATTTGTTCTTGAGTAGAAGAATTAAACAATGAACTTCCTATACCTAATTTAGTAGCTGCTGAATTTAGGGTAATCGGGATAGTTTGGTATTTCCCAACAGCAAATAATTTCTTTTGTGATTGGAGAGAAATGATTTGAGTTACGGTTTTGTCAGTTAATTTAATAGCAGATGTACTATAATAACTAGATCCTTGAGTAACTGTTCTAATTCCTGTACCTCCACTAGGGCCATAATTATAAATTTCATAATCTCCCCCATTACTTTCTTTTGAAGCAATAAGATTTTTAAGTGGATCTAATCCAGGGCCTGAAGGGGTTATTGTTGATGAAACAGTAGCACTAGAAGGAAGATAAATTGCTCTAGCACTATTAGTTAATTCATCTTTTGGAGGTCTTGTTGGGGTAATAGTTGAATTAGTTTTTGGAATTGGTGTAGCTGTAATCTCAGTAATCCAATCATGTTTTTGGATTTTATGATTGATCCCAGTTACTATAAATATTAAAGTTTTTCCATAAGCTTTGGGTAAAAAACTAGTATCTATAGTTATTTGATTGTAAAGTTTAATTCCTGAAATTCCATCTACTGTAAAATTAAGTTTAAAAGGAATAAATCCTACAGTTCCAGCTTGATTATCTGATTGTTTTTTGGCTAAAAAATATTTGTAATACTCAGTTACTAAAGAAACATTTTTTTTAATAATACCTTCATCTAATTCTCCTAAATTAGGAGGATTTTCAAATATATTACCATTTAACCCAAAACAAAGATTAACCCATTTTAAAAAATCATTTACATAGTTATCTTCAGCTTCTGTAGAAGATGTTCCTGGGTTTGAAGGGAGTAATTCATCATTAAATCTATCAATTATCCCATCATTAAAATGTTTAAATGCTGTTCCTTCAACTCCTTTAACATATCCTGAAGATGTTGCTCCTACTGTAAGCATTGTAGCTAATTCAGGGGTTATAACTGTTTTTAAACTAATTTCTCTAACAAAGTTTGATTCTGCTTTAGTTCCTTTATAACCATAAATATCAAATATCCCTGTAGATTTTTTAAAAGTTCCTGGGATTGGGGTTGAGTCAAGTATACGAATTGTATTAGTTTCTTCATCAATTACTGGTTCAAGGTTGTTTACACCCCCTAAGGCTCTATTTAATCCAGTACATATAGCTTGAAGGAAAGAAAATAAACTAAGATCTCCTTTTTCATCTACATTATCATTTATGCAACTAATAACAAATTCAAAATTAAGATATATATTCATAGAATATGCCTTGTTAGAATTTGTTGAATCTATCCAAGATTCTAATTCAGTAAATACTTTTTGAGGTTTGTTATTTATTTTAATAAAATTATCATTTTTTACAGCACACACTCTAGGATCTAAAGAAATAGCAAAAGGAATACAATACATTGGATTGTTTTCTAAACTATTATCTATTTTTAATATAGGATTTTTTTTACCTCCTTCTACTATAGGTACAATATTTTCTTTAATATATTGTAAAAGATACTGAAGTTTAATATAATATTGAGGGGTTACTGTATTAAGTTTCCATGTAGCTCCAAGAGGAGCACTTTTAAGAGGATTTGATATTACTGTAGTAACTGCTGAGGTTGCTGCAGGAGCAACATATACAGGAGAAGTAGATACTTTAGGGTGCATCCAAACACTATATTCTCCTCCAGGAGATCCTGTAGGATTTTTTGAAATAATTAATGCTGGGAGATTAGTGTCTGTAGTAGTATAAGATTGAATATCAGTAGTGGTTGCTTTTGGGGTAGACGAGTTAGTAGCAAATGTAGTATTCCAAACATTTATTAATTCTGCTCTAGCTTTTTGATCTAAACTATCGGTAGCTGATCCTGAAATTCCTGTAATTCTTTTATCTTGAGAATTTACATTATATGCTCCTGAAAGGGGGTTAAAAGATCCTATAAAATAAGTGTAATCTTGTTCTACAACAGTAATTGTTGAGGGGTTTGAACCACTAGGATCATTTCCATTACTTCCACTTACATATTGGGAAGTATCTAAAAAATATCCTACTTCTCTAGGAGTACCATCTGTTAAAACTATATTAATTTTTTTCTTTTCAACAGGATTAGATTGGTCTACAAATCTAAATAAAAAAAGAAGAGAACTAATTAAATTATCATCTTTATTTTTTTCTACTACTTCTGCTGAATTTCCTGTAGATACTCCATTTTGTCTAAAAACATTTAAAAATTTAACAGTTTCATTGCTTAAAGGAATATTAGTTTTAAGGGATTCTACAACATCCCCTAAACTAGATATAGTCAATGTAATTTCATAAGACCCCTCATTGGTAAAATTCCAATCAAAATTTGAAATTTTGCCTAATAATGCATCGTAATTAGCATGATATTTTTCTCGTTTTTTATCAATTTTAGGCAAAATAAAAGAAAAATCTCCATCTGAGGAAGAATCAAAAAAGTAATCTTCAATAAGAGTATTATTTACTGTTTCAATATTTCCTTTATCATCTAAATAATGAGAATTTCCCCACTCTAAAAGTACAGTATATCCTATCCTCATATATAACATATTGATAATAGCAAATTGTGTTTTAGTATTAGCAGTTATACGGACTGTAGATTTTTTAATAGATCCTTTTCCTAAGGTTTTTACATCAGTATATGTAATTCCCGCCATAGGAACAAATCCAAATTCACTAAAATTATAGGCATTAGTTCCATCTTTTTGAAGTAAATTATCATCTGTAAGTGAAGATAAACCTCCAAATAATATATTTTGTTTAGCAAGTTTTGTTCCTGATAGGTTAGTTGATAACCCAGCATCTGTTAATTTTTGGGTATCAGTTACTGAAACTCCAGAAGCTAATTTTACCCATGAAGTGTTTAAATTAGTAAAGAATAATTGATCTGCTGTTCTAGATTGATTTACTCCGCTCCCATAAACTTTTTGTCTAGCATCTATTTGGGTTTTTACGTAATCTGGTATTGAGTCTCCTGTTAGTGCCATAAGTTTTATTTATCTATCCAATCTATTAAAGGTTCAAACCTAGTAAATGATGGGTATTTCTTTTTTAAAGTATCAACTAATGAAGTAATATATTTTTCTGTATTGTTTCCACTTGGTGGGGCATATATATACATAAATTGTTCTAGGGATAATTTAATATTTTTTCCTTGGATTCCAACTAAAGAGTTAGGAACTCCATATTTTTTTCTATATTCTGCAAATGTTTTTACTCCATATGATGTTTGGCTTGTTTCTGTAAGGGTATAACTGTCTTTAGAATTTAATAAGGTTGAAGGATATGATCCGTTAGCCCATTTCTTAATTTTCTTTTCAACTAAAGCTTTAGCTCCTAATTCAGGAGTAGTAAATTTAGCAAATCTTTGTTCTCCTTTAGAATTTGGGGATTCTAAAGTTACCCCAGGATCAATATCTTTAAAATTATCACCATCTAAATTTCCAGGATTATTATTTCTAGTAGGTCTATTTGTAGATCCTTCTTTATATCCTTCATTAGTTCCTATAGCTAATGCTAATTCATAAGCAAAAGACCCTTCAGTATAACCTGCTGAGATAAGAACATCAGATAAACCTTTGTTTGCAGATAACCCACCTCCACCACTAGAAGGAAGAAAAGTAGGTGCTGTTCTAGCAGTATTTTGTACTAAAGTAACAGATTTAGGAACTAAAGTAGATACATCAGATTCAGGATAAAGAGTTACAGTTATTTCAGTTTCCCAATCATTATCTTTTAAATTATGACTAATTTCTGTAACTAAAAAACTTAAAAATCCTTGATAATCTTTAGATAAAAATTTAAGATTTAAAAGTATTTTATTGTAAATTTTAAATCCTGAAATTCCATCCATAGTAAAACTTAATTTAAAAGGAATAAATCCTAAAGTTCCTGATGACTTTTTAGATTGGGATAAAGTATAACGATAAAATTCTGTAGCTGTGGTTAGATTTTTTACTATATCAGAGTCAGTAAATGTTCTAGGTTCAGTTAATGAATCTAATCCATATACTCTAGCTTCATTAGATAAAAAGTCTTTGAGATAAACTTCTTCAATTTCTTTCCCAGCATCTATTGAAGATGTAACATTAGGAGATATAAATTCAGGTTTATATCTATCTGTAATTCCATCATTCCATCTTGAAAAAGCAGTAGCTTCTACTCCTTTAACATAACCTCCTGAAGTAGCTCCTACTGAAATCATAGTAGCCATAGCTGGGGGGATAGTGGTTTTTATGTTAAGTTTTCTAACAAAATTTGATCTAACATCATCATAACCAAATAAAATTATATCTTCTACTTTTGAAGCTACTGTAATTCCAGGAATAGGTGTTGTATCTATTATTTTAAGAGAATTAGTATCTTCATCAATTACCGGTTCAAGGTTATTTATCCCCCCTAGAGCTTTATTAAGGCCATTACATATTTCAGTAAGAAATTGAAACACATTAGCATTTCCTTTTTCATCTTGACTATTACCCATACTATTCATAATAAAGGTAAAATTAAGATATATATTATTTAAATATGCTTTATTTCCATTAGACGTATCTATCCATTTTTCTAATTGAGTATAACAACCTACAGGAGTACCACTTACTATTCTAAACCCATCATTTCTTACAATGCACACTTTAGGGTCTAAAGAAACAGAAGGGGCTAAGCAAAACATTATATTAGACTCTAACTCAGTTGATACTCCTACTAATGGAGGATTTGTTCCCCCAGTATTAATAGCAGGAATAAGTTTATTTTTAAGAAATTCAAGAATATATCCCATTTTAATGTAATACTGTGGATTTGTAGCATTTAATTTAAAAGCTACTTTAGGAGGATCATTATCAATAGGATTTACTGTAGTAGTTATACTTGCTGGGGTTGCAAGAGGGATTTCTTCCATACCATATATAAGAACACTTCCTTCAGAAATTGAAGATTCTGGGTCTATGTAGTAGGTATAGTTTCCAAAGGTTTTTATTTGGTCTTGGGTTACTTGATTTTTTATAGGAGATGAGGATGCATTTTGATATCTTCTAAAGAGTTCAGAAGTAGCATCTAATTTAGGGTCTATTGCAGTAAATGTAATTTCGTCTTCTACTTTTGGATCAAATAAACCTTCAGGAAAAGTAACATATCTATACTTTTTCTGTGTAGTAGTTATAGTAGCATTTCCATTACTTAAAAAATATCCTATATTTACCCCTTTAGGGTTAGTTGTAGAAGATGGATTAACTTCAACTGTTATTTCGTTTCCCACAGAAGAAGTAACTCCCGTTTTAACTAGTTCATTATCAAAATATTGGTAAAGAAATAAATAAGAACTTAATAAATCTGCATCTTTATTAGCTTCTATTACTGGGGGGGCACCTGTTGTTTCTTGGTTTTTTTTAAAGGTTTCTAAAAAGCCTGAAAGTTTGCTGTCAATAGATATATTAGATTTAAGAGATTCAACTACATCTCCCATGCTAACTAAATTTAATTCTATTTCATAAGTGCCATCTTTTTTAAATGACCAAGAATAATTAGTAATTTTAGCTAACATTCCATCGTAATTTCCTTGATATGTTCTACGATATGATTCTATAGGACCTAAAATGTCTAAGTAAGAACCCTGTGAATTTTTTGAAAAAAATTTATCTTCAATAAAAGTATTTAAAACTGAGGTGCGGTCACCAAATTTATTACTTAAATAATAAGCATTTCCCCATTCAAGCATTACAGTATATCCTAAATGCATATAAAGGATATTAATAATTTCAAATTGCCTTTTACTATATGCAGTAATATTAACTGTTGCTTTTTTAAGAGCCCCCCTATTTAAACTTTTTACACTTAAATTAGTAATCCCAGCCATAGGAATCCATCCCTTTTCACTAAATTCATAGGATTCATTTCCACTGCGTTGAATTAATTTATCATTAGATGAATTAAATTTTCCAGTTCCAGCAAATAAAACATTTTTTTGGGCTAAATCTTTTCCAGAAGAAAAATCACTAAGACCAGCATCTTCTAATCTACTTTTACTAACTGAAACTCCTGAAGCTAGTTTTATCCAAGAAGTATTAGCATTAAGAACATTTATTTGGTCAGTATATCTAGAAGAATTTGTTCCGCTTCCATGAGCTTGTTGGCGAATTGCTATTTGATTTTCTACATAATCTTCTAACTTTTGTCCTAAAATAGAAGCCATAACTTTTTAAATTTTTAAATTATCCCATTAATTCTTTCATAATTAGAAATAATAGTAGGTATTCTTCTAGGATCTGGGATTCTTACTTGGGCTCCAAGTGAAGGGTATAAGGTATCAAATCCTAAGTAAGGGTTAGCACTTGGAATTATCCACCACAAAGTTGAATCATTATAATAAGTTAAAGCCATAACATCGTATCTATCACCTTGAACAGTATACACATATAAATCTGTTGTTCCAAGGGAAATTGATGGGTATTTTACAGATGCATATCTAATAACTCGTGTTTCCGGGTTTCTTACAGATGGTATTCTAGAATATCTATTCATATTTTTTAAGGATTAAAGAGAAGGAATATTTGGTGTTGATGTAACTTCTGATTCTTGAGGAACAGTAACTATAGGTCCTTCACTTACTGGGGAGGTACTAGGAGACTCAATTGTAGATGTTTCTAGAAGGGTATCATTTTGGGATAAAGAAGTAGCAGTAATAGTAACAGAGTTATCTAAGGTTTCAACAGGAACTTGAGAAATTCTAGGGAAATATAAAGGATTGTTTCCATTTCCTATATACCTAGCATCTCCTTCAGTTCTAGGAAGTACATCTGCACCTAATGGGAAGAAATCATATTTTTGAATATCATTTAAAGTTTGTAGATCTGTGCCTTTAAGTGGTTTAGAATCTGTATTAAATGGTTTTTGGATTTCTGGTCTAAAGGTTTGGATAGGGGTAAATTTCATTTTTACTTTTACCATAAAAGGTAATCTTGGAATACTTCCATCTACATCTCCATTAATGTTTATTCCAGTTTCCCATGGTGAGTCTTTTTCAACATCTATTGAAAAATTATTGATTATTCCAGATTGATTAACTAAATAATCTCCTACAGTCATGTATGCAATATTTCCTGCCATATATCCATTATCAGTATAATAAGGAGTAAGTGAAGAGGCAATGAAATTTAATTTTCTATATATAGGAACTAATTCATCTTTTGATTGAGCAGCAACTGTAAATGAAAGATTTATATCTCTATCAAATCCTCCATACTTAAAGAATTTTTCTCCTCTACCCATATATTCTATTTTTTTCCACGAAGCATTATATGAGTCAGAAAATCCTTCTATAAATGCTCTAAAATGAACATGGAAATATTTTGATTGGTCTATTATTTGTCCTGTTGATGGGTCTTTAAGAGTTAAAACACTTCCATTATCTAAAATAGAAATTTTAAAAGGAATAATATCATTAGTTAAATCAGTACTAGGTAAATTTTCAGTTAATTCAGATCTATAAACTGGGATCGCGTTTATTAAATCAGAAGGACCTAGTAATGTTTTAGTAAAAGGACTTTTTTTACCTACAGAATAATTAGTTACATCGCCTGGTGCTCCTGGGTTGCCTAAATGATAATTAGTTTCAACATTTTTATCTCGGTAATCAGGGGATAAACTTAAAAAAGTATAAGATTCAGATGCATCTAATTTACTTCTAAAATCAACAGCAAATTCTGGGTTATATCTATCTGTTTGGGGTTGGGTGCGATATAAAAGTAAAGGCCAAGTTTCATATTTAAATGGAAAAATTGTTGAAGACTTATTTGATTCTTTTCCATCAATAACAACCCAATTATTTATCCATGGCTGCAAACCAGCTAAGCTATTTGGGGTGTTAAATGAAATTAAAGAAGCATTAGTAAAATAATCAGGGTCTCCAAAATATTCTTCTGGGTAAAATCCAGAGGCATAAAATACTGAAGTAAGACCTGATCCGTCTCCTAAAATATTATCTACTCTATATTTAATAGGGTTTTTAGGGCCATAATTAAGATATCCAAAATCTTTATAGGGATCATTCATGTTTTCCCTATTAGTTCTCATAGGGGTTTCTCCATCATTTAGTGTAGCAAAATGAATTTTAGTTCTACCTATACCTAAAATACTTCCAGGACCTCCACTATATGAAATCATAGTTGATTTATTTGAATCAACAGGAGTGTTAGGGTCTAAACCAAATTTATTCCAAAGTCTTAAAAGTCTATTTTTATATTTTCCATCTAATCTAAATTCTTCTAAATCTTCAGTAGCTTCTGTAATTTGTTCTTGAAGTTTAGATATTTTTTTAGTTGCTTCTGCTTCTGCTTTTTGATCTTCTTTATATATTTTTTCTGCAGCTTTTTGAAGTTGTTTGTCGTATTTTTCAGCGGCTTTTAAATCTTTTTTTCTTACATCATCCAAATATCCTTCTAAATCTGCCCACGTTTGAGGTACTTGAGGAATACCTGCTGATGCAAGAGCTTCTGCTCCTAAATCTAAATAAAATTGTTGGAGTGCTTCTGAATTAGAGGTATAATATTTTCCATTATATGGTACAAGATCTTGTTTCCCAGTAGGATTAAAAGCTTGAGCAGTTGCTAATTGTTGTCTGTATTTTTCTAGTTGAGATTGTTTTTTTGTTATTCTTTTAACTTTTCTATCAACTTTTCTTTGAAAACCTTTAGATTCTTCAGGTGTAGTGTCACCTTGATTTCTATCATAAACTACTTTTTGATAACTTCTTAAACTTAATGGTGGAATTAAACCTGTTGGGTCAATTCCTTGTTTATTTAAATGCACTCCTGCAAATCCTGCAGCAGCTTGTCCTATAGTAGATAATGGAGTATAAACACCTCCATTTAAGGCTCCCATAGCATATGCTAAACCTGTTCTTGCTGGTTCTGTTTTTATATCAACTCTAGAAAGTAAGTTTTGTTTAGCAATAAATAAAAATCCATCTATATTACTAGTATCAAAAAAATATCTAGTTAATCGGGTAGCATCTAATACAGAACGAGAAATAGCTTTAGGACCTCCTCTTAAAATAGAGTCTTCAAAATTTGGTAAATTGTCAACAGCAAATATAGCACTTCCAGCTAATGTACCTAAAGAAGAAATAATATTAGTTACTGTGTTGCCAAAACTTCCTCCTCCTTGAAATGAATTAGTAAAATTATTCCATGAAGTTCCTAAAGGTTGATTGGATGGAGTTGTATATTTAATATAAGGTTGTTTACTACTTCCCCCATATGGTTTATCATGCCCAAAAGGGATTGATTTTTGACCAAAAGTATTAAAATTAGATACTCCCCCTATCTGACCTTCAGAACCAGCTCCATAAAATTTAAAATCTCCTGGATCTGTTAATAATTGAACTAAAAAAGAACCCATACTAATTTATTAAGGTTGGTTAAAAAATGCTATTTGACCGGCATATGTGTTAGAAGGGGTATATTTTGGTTTATAGTTAGGATCTGCTCCTATAGGATCATTAAAATCAATATTAGAAGGTAGGGGTAACGTAGTAGGAGGGGAAATATTATATTGACTCCACCAAAATTGAACTGCTGGTGCTTGGTTTCCATTAGTTGAATACCCTTCAGATCGTTGGTCAAAATCATAATGTAATGGGGACTGTTTAGTAGCTAAAAGATTAGTTGGAGGAACAGTTCCTTCTCCTATCGCTACATTGCTTAGCTGGGTTTGTCCTGAGACATATGAAGCATACAATGATGGGGTAAGAATTTGGTTTGAAGGAAGAGGATTATTTAATGGTCCAGGCATACTATTATTATTTAGCCTAAAAGTCCACCTAAACCTTCAGGTAAGTTATCAATATATTTAGGAGGAGTTACTCCATTTAAATCCAATAATGATGGAGGAGGCAATGGTTCAGGAAATCCAACCATGTTAGGGTTTCCATTAATTGAATATTCATAATGTAATGTAGAAGTTGGAACATCCATATTACTTATTGGTGGTGTTGTACCATCATATTGGCTAAGGTTAGAACCTTGCGATGTAAGTTTTTCGTAAATTCCCATAATTTATAGTTTTATTATAAATATTATATTATTGTATTTTATAACTATTTTTTCTCATTTCATCACCAGT